TTAATTTATCTTATTTAATTCATCTTGCATAAACTCTAAAGATACATGAGTATAAGTATCGTTAGTTAATGTACTACCTTCAACGTGACCAACTAAAGATTGTATGACAATTAAAGGCATTCCATTTTCTTGACAACGAGTAACGAAAGTGTGTCTTAAAACGTGAGTGTGGATTGAATCGGTTATCTTATATTTAGTATTTAATCTTTTTAAATAACAATTTATTTCTCCATCAGTGACAAATTTATTATCCTTGTAATCCCAAAAAAGCAATCCATGAATATTAGTAATTTTATTGTTTATATATTTTTTTATTATTTCTAGAACTTGAGGTGTCATTGGAATTGTTCTTTTACCTTTGTCAATTGCAAATTTTCTTACATAAGTTTTAGTATGTTCTCCTAAAATGACCTTGTCATTTTCATCCCTAGTAATTGTTTTGTCTATTGTTAATGTGTTTTCCTTTAAGTTTATACAATTTTTTGATATCGCAAGGACCTCTCCAATTCTAGCACCCAAATACAATTGAAGTAGGAGTATATCATTATACATACAAGGATTTGATTTCAATACTTTTTCTAATTTTATCTGTTCTTCTAGTGTTAAAGCTTTTGTTTGTCTTTTTTCTTTAACTGAGATAGGCTTTGAAAGAGTTTCATCATCCATTATATTAAACATTATTATTCTTCTTGAAACAGCTATTTTGAACATTTTATACAACATAGCCCATATTTTATCTATCACGCTATTAGAATATTCTCTAATAGCTTTTTTAGACTTTTGTATATCTGATATAGTTACCTTTTGAATAGGTTTATTTATAAAATTGGCACAAGTCTTTTTTATCTGATTTACAGTATCTTTGTTTCTTTTATAACTACGAGGACTAATTAAGCCATCCTCATATCTTTGGTCAACTAGATTGATTATTAAATCAATACATAAATCATTACTTTTTTCAATATAAGTACCTTGATTAATACTAGAATTGATATTATTAAATCTTTTCTTAAAGTCACTAACTTTTTCATTTTTCTTTTGTTTTAATGTTTTTCTTTTCCCGAGAAGGCTCTGTATATTGAGCAACCCAACGTTGTAAAGTTTCACTATAATAAATAGTACCTTCTCCATTTCCTCTTGATTTTACATTTTTGTTTCTTCTTTCCATAAATAAAACCTCCATAAATTTCTCTAAAAATCCATTTACAGAGGTCTTGCACATTTAATAAACTTATGTTATTATAAATATGCAAATGCCTTGTAAAAGGGTTTTTGCTTTGTGTTTGGGATAGTGTCTTGTTTGCCGACAGCACTATCCTTTTTTATATTAAACTAATATACCATATTTTTCAGTATAAAAGTTAATACAATCATTCATATAATTATAATCTACATCAAAGTAGTCTGCTAAATCGTATAAGTCAAAACCTTGTGCGATTTTTTCTTTTAACTTTTTAAATGGTACTAGTACAGAATATGCCCATTTTTTTGCTCTGTTTTCACATTTTCTTTTTAAAGTTATATCAGAGTCAATATAGTACAGAGCACCACAATAATAATGACCTAATTCTTCTGCAAGTATTTCTTTTTCTTCAATATAATTGTCTATCCTACTGTAATCAATGCCTATACTATATTCGCTATTTTCTTCAAAGATCCTAGCTTTAGCCTTTGACCATTTATAATCTATTATATCTATTTTTTCCTTTTCAGTTAAATTATATAAATCTAATACTTCCATAATCTAATCTTTCTTTTTCTTTAAACTTTTCTTAAATCTAATAAATTCCTTTAATTCTTCTATTTCTTCATCTGTCAAGCCTTCTGTATCCAAACCATTATTAGAAGCATAACGAAAATTATCTTCTTTTTTATTTTCAACTAATTCTGCAAAACCAGCTTTAGATAATAAATCGTTGTAATCTATATTATATATAGAAGATAGTTTTTTTAAAATAATTGGACTAGGTCTTCGTTTACCGTTTTCCATTAAAGATAGGTAGCTAGGAGATATTTCGCATAATTTATTAACATCATATATGCTATATCCTAGAGCTTCTCTTATATTTTTTAAATATTTAGCAAGTTCAAGTGTTGAAACTTCCATCTTGACGACCTCCTTACAAGTGTAATTATACTATACAAATTTACAATTGTAAATATTTTTAAAAAAATTTTCAAAAAACTATTGACAATTGTAAACTAGATGATATAATGTTTACAACAGTCAACCAGAAAGGTGGTGTAAAACAAAAATGGCAAATAGAACAGTATATGTAAAAAATTTAGATGATTTTATAGAAAAAATAGTAACGGCAGGCTTTACATATAGGGAATTAGCAAGAAAAGCCAATTCAAATCCAACTTCAATATCGTTATTAGCTAAAGGAGAAAGAAACCCGAGTCCAGAATTAGCGGTTAATATATGTAAAGCACTAAAATGTAACTTTGATGATATTTTTTTTATTAAAAATGTTGACAACAGTAAACACACGAGTTAAATAAGAAAGAGGGTGATGAGTTGGAAGAACTATTAGAAGAACAACGAAAAACAAATGAGTTGTTAGAAACTATCCTAAACACAAAGCAAAACAATTTACCAAAATTAATTTATGCAAAAGAGATAGCAAAAAACTATCAAGTAAATTTAAATAAAGCAACTGAATTTTGCAAAAGATACGGCACAAATTTTGGAGGTTATTGTATAGAAATTGAGAAATTTAAAGAAATTTTACAAACAAAAGGCACAGAAATATTCAAATAAGAAAGGAGAACCACAAATGAAAAAACATAAAATAAACAAAGCAAAATTAGCAATAAACATAATAAAGTTAGAATGTATAGCATTATTAGCATTTACATTTGACGTAATGTTTATAGCTTATTTAATTAAGTAAAGAAAGGAGTTGAGAAATATGGAAACAAAGAAAAAATTAAAAGAAAAAGCAAATAACGCAGAACAAAGAGCAGTAGTACATTTTAGAAAATTACAAGAAATTGAAAATATTTTAGGACGAGCTGAAATAAATAAGACACCATCTGTAATTGTAGTAGACAAAATAAAAGAAGTTATCGTCGGTCAAAACAAATAACTTCAAAATAAGAATTTGTATAAATTCACATACATTTATTATACAGATTCTTTCAAAAAAAGTCAAGGAAAGGAATAAGTAAAATGAAAAGTACAGGAATTATAAGAAAATTGGACGAGCTAGGAAGAATAGTTTTACCAAGTGAATTAAGAAAAAATTTAAAAATATCAGAAGGAACAAAGTTAGAAATATTTACAAGAGGAGAAGAAATTGTATTAAAAAAATCTCAATCATCTTTTAAAGTTTGTAAAGAGTGTGGAAAGATATTAAACGAAAACGACAACTATTGTAGCAACTGTGGAAAGGGGCAATAATATGGAACCAGTAGAAAACCTAATGGTAATGCCAGAATATGAATATAAATCAAATTGTATGCCAGATGATGTATGGGCAGAAAGAGAAGATAGAGATTACGAAGATAGTATTTTTGAGGAGGAGTTATAAACATGAATAGTAATAAAGATCTAATAGTAGTAAAACAATTACCTTTAATAGAAGAAAATTTAAAACAATTATCTGTAGAAATAGATGAAAAGGTTAAAAATGCAAAAAGCTTAATTTGTACAGAAGAAACTGTAAAAGAAGTAAAACAGGTAAGAGCTGACTTAAATAAAGAGTTTAAAGAGTTGGAAACACAAAGAAAACTAGTAAAAGAACAAATATTAGCTCCATATATGAATTTTGAAGAAATTTATAAACAATATGTATCAGACAAATACAGAAATGCTGATATGGAATTAAAAAACAAAGTAGATAGTACAGAAAATGAATTAAAAGTAAAAAAAGAGAAAGAAATAAAAGACTATTTTGAGGAATACAAAGTAGCAAGTAATATTGATTTTATTACATACGGACAAGCTAGAATAAACGTAACATTATCAGCAAGTGTAAAAAATTTAAAAGAACAAGCAAAACAATTTATAGACAAAATAGTAGATGATTTAAAACTTATTGAAACACAAGAACATAAAGCAGAAATATTAGTAGAATACAAACAAACATTAAACGTATCGCAAGCAATAACAATGGTGACAAATAGATTTAAGGCTATTGAAGAAGAAAAGAAGAGAATGAAACAAGAAGAAGAACTTCAAAAATCTATTATTGATATTGCGAAAGAATCAGACAAATATAGTGAGCCAACAATATTAAATGCACCAGCCGTAGAAGAAAAAATAGAAGAAATTTTAACATTAAAATTCACAGTAAAAGGAACAAGGGCAAAGTTAAAAACTTTAAAAGAATTTTTAATAGCAGGAGGTTATGATTATGAGTAATGAGGTACAAAAATCAAATCAAGAATTAGTAGTTAAATTTGAAGTAGAAGGTCAAGAAATAAAATTAACTCCTAAAATAGTTCAAGAATACATAGTTGGTAGTGATGTTCCTATTACAAATCAAGAATTTAAATTGTTTACCGAACTTTGCAAAGTTAGAAAATTAAATCCATTTTTAAGAGAAGCATATTTGATAAAGTATAAAGCTGGTTCTCCAGCACAATTAGTTGTTGGAAAAGACGCAATATTGAAAAGAGCAGTTTTAAACCCAAATTACGATGGAATGGAATGTGGAATTATCATTCAAAAAGAAGATGGAACAGTAGAAGAAAGACAAGGAACATTTAGATTAGGAAATGAGCAACTTGTAGGTGGATGGGCAAGAGTTTATAGAAAAGATTGGACACATCCAACCTATTCGAGTGTAAGCTTTAATGAAGTAGCACAAAAGACAGGTCAAGGGCAATTAAATTCAAACTGGGGTAATAAAGGAGCAACAATGGTTGAAAAAGTTGCTAAAGTTAGAGCATTAAGAGAAACATTTGTAGAAGATTTAGCAGGAATGTATGAAGCAGAAGAAATGCAGCAAGAAATCCAACAAGAGTCTCCTATTGAAGTACAAGCGGAAATAGAAGAACAAACAGAAGGTACAAAAGAGGTATCAATGAATGAACTATAAAATTGTATCGAGTTGCAGTACAGGAAATGCAACAATAATTAAAGACATAATTTTAATAGATTGTGGAGTGAGTTTTAAAAGACTAGATAGATATTATAAAAAGTTAAAAATAGTACTTCTTACACATATACATTCGGATCATTTCAAAAAAGAAACAATAAAAAAATTAGCTGAAGAAAGACCAACATTAAGATTTGCTTGTTGTGAATGGTTATTAGAACCACTTTTAGCCTGTGGAGTTAAAAGAAAAAATATAGACATACTTCAAATTGGAACAAGATACGATTATAAGCTGTTTAAAATTGTACCAATTAAACTATATCACGATGTACCACAATGCGGTTATAGAGTGTTATTTGACAACTATAAAGTTATATATATGACAGACACAAAAACAGTTGAAGGAATAAGTGCAAAGAATTATGACTTATATCTTATTGAAGGCAATTATGATGAAGATGAAATAAAAGAAAGAATAAGAGAAAAACAACAAGATTGTAAATATGTTTATGAATTTAGAGCAAAAGATAGTCATTTAAGTAAGCAACAAGCTAGTGAGTTTTTATTAAATAACATGGGAGAAAATTCAGAATATGTATTAATGCATCAACATGTAGAAAGGTAGAAAAGTATGCAAACAACAGGTCAAATAACAGATATAAATATAGACTATAAAACGCATAAATCAAAAATTAGCTTACTTTTAGATACAAATGAATTAGAGATTATTGAGCAATTAAAAAAACAAGACAAGCTAAATATAGAGCTAAAAAAATGGTATAAAAAACGTAGTTTAGATGCAAATGCTTATTGTTGGGTGCTATGTGACATGATAGCAAAAGAAATTAGTAAAGATGGAACGATTACAACTAAAGAAGACATATATAAAGATGCAATAAATAACATAGGAATATTTGAACCGTTCATTGTTCAAGAAAGTACATACGAGAAATTTAAAAGAATATGGGAAAGACAAGGTTTAGGCTATTTAGTAAAAGAAGTGTCAAAAAAAGACAAAGCAGTCAAAGTGCATTGTTATTATGGTTCAAGTTCATACGATAGCAAAGAAATGAGTTTGTTAATAGAATTTTTAATACAAGAAGCAAAAACACTAAATTTAGAAACAAAGTCAAAGCAAGAAATAGATAGCTTACTAAAACAGTGGCACTAGTAGCAGATAATTAAACATAAAAAGAGTAAGGAATTATTGTATTAGTGCCACTATCGCCCCTTTCAAGGAGGTTTATATGAAATCAATTATGCAGAAAGAAAAAAGATGTTATATATGTGGCTTATATAGTCCAGTTGAAGAACATCATATATTTTTCGGAAATGCAAATAGAAAAATATCAGAACAGAATGGATTTAAAGTATATCTATGTCAAGAACACCACAGAGGGACAATAGGAGTACATGGAAGATTAGGACATGCTTTAGATACAAGATTAAAGCAAGAATGTGAAAAAAGATATATAAATCAAGGACATACAAAAGAAGAATTTATTAAATTAATAGGAAAAAGTTACATCTAGGGTAGGCATAAGAACTACCCTTTAATTATGGGAGAGAATATGGAAGAAACATGGATAAAATTATATAGAAAAATAATGAAATCTCCCATTTGGGAGAATGAAAAAGCTCTAAAAATATGGATATGGTGTTTATTAAAAGCAACTCATGAAGAGCGAGAACAATTAGTAGGACAGCAAGTTGTTGAATTAAAAAAAGGACAATTTGTTTTTGGAAGAAAAAAAGCATCTGATGAATTACAAATGAATGAAAACACAATATATAGATATATAAAATTGCTAGAAAAGATACGGAATGATAACAGCAAAAAGCAACAACAAATTCACAGTTATAACTATTGAAAAATACAGTGATTATCAAGCAGACAAAAGAAAATTTGAACAACAAAATAACAACAAAATAACAACAAATGAACAACAAAATAACACAAACAATAATGTAAAGAATGTTAATAACATTAAGAATATATATAGTGACTATCCTGAAGAATTAAAAAAAGCTTTAGATAACTTTGTAGAAATGAGAAAAAAAATCAGATCTCCATTAACAGAAAATGCAATGCAGTTAGCTCTTAATAAATTAAAAAAGTTAAGCACAGATGAAACAACACAAATAGAAATAATAAATGAAACAGTATTAAAAGGTTGGAAAAGCTTTTATCCATTAAAACAAGAGCAAAATAAAAATTATGAACAAAGACAATATAAGACCAGCGAACTTGACAATTTGTATGCAAATAAAGGAGGGTAATTTATGAAAATAGCACAAAAAGATAGAATTATAAATTACATACGAGAATTTGGTTCAATATCTAGCTGGGAAGCATACGCAGACTTAGGAATAACACAGCTAGGAGCAAGAATAGACCAACTAAAAAAAGAGGGCTACGAGTTTAAGACTGAATGGGAAAGCAATACAAACAGATTTGGAGAAAAGACAGATTATAAAAGATATTATTTAGCAGATATGGTTTCAGAGAATATGAACCATATAACACAGATTTAGGAGGTAGTTATGATAATAGTAAGTCAAGATAAAAAGAGAATAATTAACTTTAAAAACATAACTGATATAAATATTGAATTTATACATAGTGATTATGAATTAAGAGTGTCATTTATAGGCGAATGTGAAAGTTTTAATATTGGTAATTATGAGGAAGAAGAAAGAGCAAAAGAAGTATTAGCAGAAATAATAAATATGTATAAATTTAATAGATGTGAAGCTGTAGGACAAAAAAATACGGTCTATAAAATGCCAGAGGACTAGCTTATGACAGAATTATGCAAGAAATGTTTAGGATGTAATAAGTTAGAAGATAAAAACTTCAAAGGAGTAGAAGAGTGTGAGTATTTCACAATAGAGCAACTGAAATTTAAACTAGTGGAAGGAGAACAAATGAAAATATGAAATTTGAAATATTAGGAAAGCCAACAGGAAAGGGAAGACCAAGGCTAGGAAAATATGGTACATATACACCACAAAAAACAAGAGATTATGAAGATTTAGTGAAGTTAAGCTTTAAAAACAAATACAAGGTAGAACCAAGCGAAAGAGAAATAAAAATGAAAATAACAGCAGTATTTGAGCCACCTAGAAGATTAAGCAAAAAGAAAAGAGCAGAGTTAATAGACTGGGAACAAGGCTATATGCATAAGCCAGACATAGATAATATAGCAAAAATAATACTAGACGCATTAAATGGACTAGCTTATAAAGATGATAATCAAGTTACTACTTTGTTACTCTTTAAACAATACGGAACAGCAGATAAAGTTGTTGTAGAGCTAGACGAGATTTAAGAAGCAAAGGAGAAGGCTATGAGTAGTAATAAAAAAGCAAAAGAAGCATTGATAAAATTATATGGCAAAGAGTGCTTTATAGAAAAACTACATTTAAGACCTGATACGGAAAGAAAATATACTGGTAAAGCACAATATCACAGAATGAAACAATTAACTTATCATCATATACAAGAGAAATCAAAAGGACGGAAAAGCAACAGTTGAAAATGGAGCATTATTATCAGCAGAAAATCACGAATGGTTTAATAGGCAAAGTAAAGAAAAACAAAGACAAATGAATGATATGTTTCAAGAACATAAAAGACAGCTAGATTATGGATTCAAAATAGCAGTAGCAGAACTAACAGCCAAGGAAATTAAACAAGTAGAATTAATAGAATCAAAAACAGAGGAAGTAATAGAAATACCCGTCTATGAAACAACACTAGAAGAACAAAAAGCGTTCGAGGAATATAAGAGGAAAAGAAATCAGAGAGTGTTGAATAAGTTCAAGGGAGAGGAAAGATGAAAAGAAGAAATGAAGGTATTTATGCACTATACAAGGGAGATAAGTTCATAACCGAAGGCACTAAAAAAGAGATAGCAAAATGTATAGGTGTGAAAGTAAATACAATATCATATTATGCAACAAAAGCGTATGAAAAAAGGATGAAAAAATATAAACATAAAAAAGGGTGCAAGATACTTATAAGAATTGATTAGAAAGGAGAAGAAAGATGAGAAAGATTATATTAAATAAATGCTATGGAGGATTTGAATTATCAAGAAAAGCGTATGAATTATATGCGAAGAAGAAAGAATTAGAGTTATATACATACACAATGACTATTGAAAACAATAAATGCAAATACAAATATTCTGATGGTAGCGATTTTTTTATAGTATATTTTACTAAAAATTTTGGAAACAACGTAGAAATATCAAAAGAAGATTATAAGAAATATGTTTTATATTTAAGCGAGACAGCAAGAGAAGATAAGACTTTAATAGAAGTAGTTGAAGAACTAGGAAAAAAAGCAAGTGGAAGGTTTGGAGAGTTAGAAATCGTAAAAATACCAGACAATGCATTCTTTATAATAGATAGCTATGATGGATTAGAAACACTTTATTATAGTAAATCAGAAATATTAGAAAAATAAGGAGGCACAAATGAAACCAAAGAAATATGAAGAAGTAAAAATACTTCAAGACAAGACATTAAACGAAATAAAAAGAGATTTTAAAGCACAAACAATAATAACAGCAATATTAGTAATACTAGCATTAATAATATGCTTTATGTCTTGGGACACAGCAGTAAAATATGAAGCATTAAAGAAAGATAAACAAGCATTAGAAGATATAACAGAAATGCAAAGAAGTATGATAAGCGATTTAGAAGAAAATTGCAAAGACTTATACATAGAGATAGAAAATTTAAAAATTAAAAATAATGAATTTGGAGGTACTGAATAATGAGCCATTTTACAGTAGCTGTAATAACAGCAGATAAAAATAAAATAGAGGAGATGTTAGCTCCTTATAGTGAAAATTTAGAAGTAGAACCATATATAGAAAGAACAAAAAAAGAAATAATTGAAAAAGCAAAAAAGAGAAAAGAAGATTTTTTTAAGGAACAAAAAGAAGGAAAAAAGTTAAGTGATTGGCAATTAAAATATATAAATGCAGAAACTGATGAAGAATTATATCAAGCTGAGATAGATGAATATGAACAATATGATGAAGATGGAAATGAATTAAGTACATATAATCCTAATTCGAAATGGGATTGGTATTCAGTAGGTGGAAGATGGAGAAATTCGTTGTTAACTAAAAAAGATAATGAGGATGTAATATCAGAAACTAGCTTAGAAGATTTAATAAACCAAGGAAGCAATTTAAGAAAAGAAACTCCAATAGGTTATAAATGGGTAGATGGTGCAAAAATTAAAGACATAGACTTTAAAAAAGCTATTGAATTTAAAAATACATACAACAAAGCAATTAGATTTTGGGAAATTTATGTAGAAGGCAAAGAACCAATAACAGAAGAAGAAAAAGAAAATATTAAATTCGAGCTATATAAAAAGGAATATTACATAAAAAGATATGGAACCAAAGAAAATTATGCAAATATGGAAAGTATATTTTCTTGTTGGGCATTATTAGATGAAACAGGCTGGTACGAAAAAGGAAAAATGGGCTGGTGGGCTATGAATGATAGTACAAAAGATAGCGAAAAATTATTTATAGAAAAATTCACAGAAACAATTAATAAACCAGAAAATCAAGACAAATATTTAATTATAGTTGATTGCCATATATAAAGTAGGAGGAGAAGAATGTTAACATTACCAATTAAAAAGAAATGGTTTGACATGATTGCAAGTGGAGAGAAGAAAGAAGAGTATAGAGAAATAAAGCCATACTGGACTAAAAGGTTTGAAAATTATTATGAAATAGCAAAATTAAATATTGAACTAGAATGTCCAAATTTTAAAGAAATTTATTATAGGGTAGTATTTAGAAATGGATACGGAAACAATGCTCCACAAATGACTTGTGTGTGTAAATTAAGAGTAGGACAAGGCAAAGAAGAATGGGGAGCTGAGAAAGGTAAAGAATATTATGTATTAGAAATATTAGAGATAGTAGGAGGAGAATGAAAATGGCGATAAAAAATTACACAACAACAATAAATGTGAATAAGACAATAGAAGAAATACAGGGAATTTTAAGTAAACACGGAGCTACAGCGATCATGACAGAATACGACAATGGAAATGTGACAGGATTAAGTTTTAAAATTATGACTCCTAGAGGAGAACTAGGCATAAGATTACCTTCAAATACAGATAGAGTATTACAAGTTTTAAAAAAACAAAAAAAGAACAATACTAAAGTCAAAAATACTTTTGAACAAGCGAATAAAGTGGCGTGGCGAATTATAAAAGACTGGATAGATGCACAAATGGCGATATTAGAAACAGAAATGGTTGAAATGGAAGAGATATTTTTACCATACATGATAAATAATGATGGACAAACATTATATCAAGCATTTAAAAATAATCAATTAATGTTAGGAGAGTAGCTATGGGAAATATGATAGAAGTAGGAGAGTATGTAAGAACTGAAACAGGGTTTATACGAAGAATAAAAAGTGTTGATAAGACAGAAGCAACAGAAAAATGTCCAGTAAATATGTATTGGTGTAATTTAGATAAACCAATAAAGATATTAAAAGAATGTTCAAAAGATACAATATATGCGATAGAAATGAGCGATGCCAAAAAGTTAAAACATTCTAATAATATATTAGACCTAATAGAACCTGGAGATTTAGTAAGAATATTTGTAGAAGAGAATGTTGATGAAAATGGAACAACAGAAGATACTTGCGTATATGAAGTAACTACAACTCAAGTTAAAGATTTTTACGGAAACAAATTAGAAGAAATAGGAATTGTGGGCGAAGATGGAACAGAATTAATCCCTTCTGCAAATGTTAGGGGAATAGTTACAAAGGAGCAATTTGCAAGTGAGGAATATAAAGTAAAGGAGCAAATAAGATATGAGTAAAGAAGAAATATCTAAAGAAACAAAAAATACTTTACAAAATTGTTGGGTTATGACAACAAATCACGAACTAGATAATGAAAATAGAAAATTAAAAGAAGCTATAACTGAAATATTAGATAAAACTATGACTTCAACAGAAAAAAGCGAATATTGGTATAAGTATTATATAGAACATAAACAATACAATGATGATTTAGAATATAACAAAAAAATATTAAAAGACTGGTCAAATATTTTAAAAGGCATGGGCAATAGAAATTATCCTTATTGCTATGCTATTGATAGAGTTTTAACAGAGCTGGAGAGGAGTGATACATAGTGAAAGAAAAAATAAATAAAAGAACAACTAAAGATAGCATTGAATATTTGGAATTACAGTGTATTGTTAATAATAGAATACATGATTATGTTTCAAAGTATTATGATTACCCTAAATATATTAAATTACCTTTGTGGATATTTGACTGCTTAAAACAAGCAATGTGTGAAGTAGATTTAAAGATAGATTATAAAACAGGAGAGTTTACATTCTTTAATTTAAAAGTTTGTGAAACTGTTAGTATAGAAAAAGCAGAAGAAATCGAGGTGTTTTAAGTGAAAGAAAATAGTATTAAGAATGAACGAAGTTCTATAGAAGAAGATATAAAAATAGCAGAACGTTTTATAAAATCTATAAAAACAGACAAAGAGTATAAAAAAGAAGGCTGGCACGGATATTTCAATAAAGAAATTGTAGAGCTTGCTAGGATATTGGAACATATTTTATCAGACTATAAAAGAGTATTAAAAGAGAATGAACAGCTACGAACAGAAGTGAACAGCTTAAAAGAAGAAAAAGAACAATATAAAAATGATTATTTTAACTTATATGAACAAAACAAACAATATATACATTATTCAAAAATAGAAGGGTTAGCAGAGAAAATACATAACGAATTAGACAAGAATGGAATAACAAGAGCATACCAAACAATTATAGATAGTTATTTTGATGAAGTGTTAGGAGGTTAATATAAATATGGATATAGTAGGAAAAACAATACAAAACGGAGAACCAACTCCAGAACATCCTGTTGATATAGAAAATAAAATAAATCTTACAGGAGCAATACAAATATTAAATAAATTAAAATCAAAAGTAATTCTTGTAGAAGCAGATGAAAAAGAATATAGATTACCTTTTCTAATGAACATAGAACAGCAAGCAATAGAAACAGTTTTATCAGAACTAGAAAAGAAAGAGGCTATTATAAATGAAATGGCAGAGTACATTGACAAAATAACATTTGTAGATGAAAAAGAAGATTATGGTTGCGATTTTCAACTTTTAACGAATGTAATGTGTAATCATAATAATTGCAAAGAGTGTATAAAAGAATACTTTACAAACAAAGTAGAAAGTGGGGAATAAATGAACGAGGAAGAAAAGAAGGCTATAAATGATTTTAAAAGAACAGTTGAACTATATGAAGCAAAACCAATCGGTAAAATATCAGTAGAGTTTGACGAATTTGATTATAAAATAGTTAAAATAGTATTAAATTTAATAAACAAACTACAAAAAGAGAATGAAGACATAACACAACAAAGAGATTATTATAAAGCAAGATACAATGAATTTAATGAAGCATTTATAAAGAAAAATTAAAATATTGGTAATACTATACTAGAGGTGTAGTATGGAACAAGAAATCTTGAGTTTATGGCAAAGCGGATTAAGTATAAGAAAAGTAGCAGAAATATATAGAAGAGATTACAACAGACATATAAATTTAGTGAGAACGGAAATGCACAACAGGCACGCAGGAAAATTAATAAGCAATTATGAAGCTTTAGCCATAGTTGAAAGAGTAATTTACAAACATGTAATGAAAGATATTTATAGCAATAAAAAAAGCTAGTTAAAAAACTAGCCATCTTAAGACAACGTTAGTTTTCCTAACTATAAAAACCAACAAAAATTAGTTTATATTGAAAACTAGCAAAAAGCTGAACATTTTTATATCGCCCTAATTCTTCGGGCTGTCTTAAGATAAAAGTAGTATAACAAAATTATAAATAAAAGTCAAGAAAAATCGAGGAGGACAAAAGATAATGATATACAATTCTTCAAAAATACAAAAATTACTAAATACTGTAGAAGAAAACTTAACAGAAGATCAGCAAGAAATAGTAAAAGAAATAGTTTCTAATTATAACAAACTATTCATGATAGCAAAAGAAAAGAGTGATGAGTTAAAAAGAAAGCAAGAACAGTATTCAAAAGAAAGTACTGAGAACGAAAAGTTAAGAGATAAAAATAAAGAATTAGAACGAGACAGAAATATGTTAAAAATGCAAAATAGAGAGCAGAGAGAACTGCTTAAAATGTATAGAAAGTAAACAAAGGAGGAACTATGGATAAAGAATTATTAAGTCAAATAAACTCTACTAGAAAAGAAATAGAAGAATTAAGAGAAAAAATAGACAAGATTAATAATAAACCTGCGAAAATAGTAATAGACAGCGTGAAGGGGAGCAGTGCTAGTTATCCATACATATCACACAATTGTGTAATTGAAGGATTAGACAATAAAAAGATAATTGCAAATAAAAAGAGTAGAAACAAATATAAAAAACAGATAAAGAATAAAGAGTTTAAACTAATGAAACTAATAACTAATCTAGAATATGAACTAAACAATGTAGAAGACAGTGAAATAAGAAGAATAATAAGACATAAATATGAAGATAATTTGAACTGGGTACAAGTAATGTTTAGGATGAATTATAACAATCCAGAAGCAGCAAGAATGAAATTAAATAGATTTTTAGAGAAAAAATAAAGTTTGTTCGTTTTGTTCGTTTTAAAAATGATAAAATTGTATCAAGTAAAAGAGTAGCTGTTTGAAAAGACATGCCCAAAGCTACAAAGGACTAGAAGTATCTAGTTCTTTTTTTATTGCAATTAACGATACTAGATAAGTTAATATAAAGTTCTATTGATAGAACCTCCTTTCTAAATAAATATATTATATAAGTTTTGAAGCAATTCTAGTTAAGCTTTCTAGATAAAATAATATGTAGTGATATAGTAACTCAGAAGCAGAGCACTGGCGTGAAACCTAGTACGGACAGAGGCAATATTCAAGCTATATGTCGAATGTCGTAGGTGCAAGTCCTACCTATATCATTACATAGTGTTTTATTAAAAAACAAAAGAGGTGGCTATTATGATAAATAGTTTTCAAAAATATATGTGTAGCACATGTAAAAGTAAAGTATGTGATAAAGGAATAGCACTAATAAAACTAAACAATATAATAATAGCAAAATGTACGGACTATAAAAAAGACGAAAATAAAGTAAAAGGGTATGAAAAGCCAGGAACAAGAACAGCAAAACAAAAGAAAGCACTAATGGGCTTTACACAAGAATATTAAGATGAATATTGATAAATGTATGAGAAAGTTCTGTCATGGATGCAGAAATTATGAGAAATGCTTTCCTAGTAAGAAGAAAAAAGGAGAAGTAGATGAATATAAACCAAAACATAAATAAACTATTATATGCTTTATCTACAAAAGGAAAAATATATAAAATAAACAGTTTTCAATTTTATAGTGAAAAAAATTGTAAGTACTGCACTAAATATCAAATATTAAAAAAAGAACAAGAAGAAGTATATAATGGAGAAACAGATGAATTTGAATTACAAGATAGATATGAACAAAAAGAAGAATGCTATAGTAAGGTTGATGTTATGAAATATTTAATAGAAGAGTACAGAAAAGGAAGTGAGGCAGTTGGAAGATGAGAAAATAGAAGAAGCATACAATTCATTGACAGAAATGCAAAAGAGATTTATTGATTATTACATAGAAACAGCAAACGCAACAGAAGCTTGCAAAAAAGCTGGATACAAAGGAAAGAATCTTAATAGAATGGGCTCACAAAACCTGTCAAAACTAGACAAGTTTATTAAAATAAAGCTTCAAGAAAAAGAAGACAGTAGAATAGCCTCACAAGATGAAGTATTACAATATTTGACAAAAGTAATGAGAGGAGAAGAAAAAGACCAATTTGGGCTGGATGCTTCATTACAAGATAGGACAAAATGTGCGGAATTGCTTGGCAAAAGATATGGCACATTTAAAGAAAAAGTAAATGTAACTGGCAATATACCAGTGGTGATTGCAGATGATATTACAGAGTAAAATTATTGTACAAGATAATCAAAAGCAAATAAATAGATTATCACTGCAAAGTATAGTTGGAAAAGGTTATGCCGATTTTTGGCATTGTAAATGTAGATATAGAGTATGTAAAGGTTCAAGAGCAAGTAAAAAATCTAAAACAACGGCATTATGGATAATAAGTAACATGATGAAATATAAAGAAGCTAATACACTTGTAATTAGAAAAACATTTAGAACATTAAAAGATAGTTGTTTTACAGAACTGAAATGGGCAATACATAGATTACAAGTAGATAGTTTCTGGGAAATAAAAGAAAGCCCATTAGAAATGACATACAAACCTACAGGACAGAAAATATATTTCAGAGGATTAGATGACCCATTAAAAGTAACATCAATATCAGTAGATATTGGTGTGTTATGTTGGTTATGGATAGAAGAAGCATACGAAATAACAAAAGAATCTGATTTTGATGTAATAGATGAAAGTATAAGACGGAGAAGTTCCAGAAGGTTTATTTAAACAGATAACAATAACATTGAACCCTTGGAATGAACATCATTGGATTAAGAAAAGGTTTTTTGATGTTAAAGATAATGATATATTAGCAATGACAACAAACTACATGTGCAATGAATGGTTAGACGAAGCAGATAAGAAAGTATTTGAAAGAATGAAAAAAAATAATCCTAGAAGATATCAAGTTGCTGGGCTAGGTAATTGGGGTATTGTTGACGGATTAGTCTATGAAAACTGGAAAGAAGAAAAATTTGATTTAAATACAATAAGAAATTTAGATAGTGCTTTTGGGTTGGACTTTGGTTATACAAACGACCCAACAGCACTATTTTGTGGTGCAATAGATTTGAAAAACAAGAAGATTTATGTATATGACGAAATATATCAAAAGGGAATGAGTAACAAAGCAATCTATGATGAAATAAGTAAAATGGGCTACTCAAAAGAAAAAATAACAGCAGATAGTGCAGAACCAAAGTCAATAGATGAATTAAAAGGACTAGGATTAAGACATATAACAGGAGCATTAAAAGGCAAAGATAGTATAAATAATGGTATTCAATTCATACAAGATTTTGAAATAATAATACATCCTAGATGTGTAAACTTTATAACAGAAATAAGCAATTACACTTGGGATGAGGACAAGTTCGGAAACAAAATAAATAGACCAATAGATGATTTTAACCATTTAATGGATGCAATGAGATATGGAGTAGAAAAATACATAAATCAAAAGAAATTACAATTTGGTTATATAAAACCGTTATAGGAGGAAACAAAATGATACAATGGAATCCAGAAACATTAGAAAGTGAAAATAGTGTAGCACAAATATTAATGTTAGCAGATAAAGAATGGAATGCAAGAAAGCAATTATATGAAAGAATAAGAAGAAAAACAGACAATTCAGAATTAGTAAGTATAAACGATGAAAAAATAAAAGTGGCATTTGAAAATTATATAAATTCAATGGTCACAGGCTATTTTGCAGGAAAAGCACCAGTATATGATGTTGAAAAAATATCAGACCCAACAAAATTGAACATAATCAAGAAATTACTTAATAAAGTCTTTAATACAGACGCAAATAAAGATGAAGAGTTAAAAGTGTTAATAGATTGTATAAGTAAGTACAATGATGATGGAACAGAATATTTTGATTTAGCATTTGAATATTTTGGAATGAGAGGGTGCTATGAAGTACTATACGAAAATGAAGAAAACGAAATAGTATATACAAAACAAAGTGCTTTAAACACTATAGGAATATTTGACTATTCAACACCAGTAAAACAAATAGGACAACTAAGAAAATGGACAGAAAAAGACAAAAACAATGCAGACATAACAATTGTAGAATTAACCACCATAAATGGTAAAAAATACTATTCTCCAACTCCTAGCGATTATAAAAAATTACAAGAAGATAAAGAAAGATTTGAAGAAGGCAAATGGGAAATGCTCCCTTGCATAGCAATAGAAAATGAAATGGGACTATCAAGTTTTGAGTTGGTAGTCTCATTAATTTGTGCTTATGAAAGAGTAATACAAAATAGCAGAAACACATTTCAATATAATGATGATGCAAAGCTAAAAATAACAGGATTTACACCGCAGAACGATTTAATGACAACAAAGCTTAATGAAAATGGTGAACCAGAATTAGATGAAAATGGACAACCAAAGCAGGTAGTTAATAAAGCAAGAGAAGAGGAAGACAAAGCCTTATTAAAAATGCAAGTATTTTATACACCAGATAATTCAGGAGATATTGCTTGGGTTGAAAAAAGTGTACAAGATACAGCACTAGAAAATCATAAAAAGACATTAATAGATTTAATAGCAATGATAAGTGGAGTACCAAATATAACAGATTTAGGATTTACAAATGCAGACAACGCTAGTGCATTAGATAGAAAATTCTTTGCATTAGAGCAGATGATAACAGATGCAGACAAACATTTTAAACAAGCAATATTAAGAAGATGGGAAACAATTATAGACAGAATAAATAAAAGAAAACACAAAGCTTACGATTTTAGAAGCATAAAGATAGATTTACAAAGGAATTTACCAACGGACAAGGACACAGAAACAACAAGAGCGTTAAAATTGAGAGGACTACTAAGTGATGCAAGTATAATTGATATGTTACCAGATGACTTAGATAGCAATTCAGAATTAGGAAAAGTAGACAAACAAAATCAAGAAAACATTCAAAAAAATCTAGAAAATATGGCTAAAATAGGACAAGATACAACAGAGATTGAAGCCAATAATAAAATGGACAATAGTAAATCGAAACAAGATAATGAAAAACAAAATATTTTGATGAGAAAGGAAGAAAAAGAAAGTGATGATAGAACCATACAATCCAAAAATTCTTAAAGGATTAAAAGTAGAATATGAAAATAAAATATATGACAAAATTATTTATTTAAGTATTTCTGATAATGAAATACATTTTGAAAATAGAGAGAATAATTCAATAACTAATAATATTGCATGCAAATTAAGTGAAGTAAAAATAACATTAGAATAGAGGTGTTTTATATGTGGGAACAACACGATAATTATATGAGACATTTAAAACAACTATATAATAAAACATCAAAACAAACACAGAACAGACTTCAAGAAATCTTTGATACATTTAATCTTACATCAGAGAACATATATAATATTGCTGATAATAAGACTAAAAAAAGAATAAATACATATATAGAGCGGTTGGAAAGAACAAGGATTACTAAAAAATAATAATTACTTTACTGCATTAGCAAACAATATTTATAAAAAAACAAGAGTAAAAAATAGTGAAATACTAGAATTACTTATTTATAGTGCATATATAGAAGAACAGAGCAAATTAGAAGAAAAAGAAAAGCAGATAATGTATGAAGACACAAATTATTATTATGAAGAAGGACAAAAAGAAGTTAATAAAAAGAAAAAGCCATCAATATTAGAGATGGCTTTATTTCTTGCATTATTAGACCAACCAAATTACAGTGGATTTAATTGGAAACAATACATTGAAGTTACAATGCAATATAATGCACAACAAATATATAAACAGGCAATTTTAAATATACAACAACAAAAAGACCTAGAAATCGATTCTAGTGAGTTTCAAACGATAATAAATAGACAAAACAATCAAAAACTTACTATAAATGGTGCTAAAACGTCAGGCGCAGTTGACTTGATTTTGATAGGAATAAATAACCAAGCAAAGGTAAAGGGCATAGCAAAAATAGATAATAATGCAAAAGTTGTATTTCTAGCAGATTTAGATGGAAAAGAAACATTAATGTGCCATAGCTTAAATAATCAAGAGTTTTATATTAATAAAGAAAACATATTTGACAGATATTATGGGCAGACACCAAAAGACCAAGCAATTGTAAGAATAAAATGCTTTGGAATGGTATTAGGGTTAAACCTTCCACCGATAAACTATCATTTTCATTGGTGTAGAAGTATAATTTCATATCTGCCACGTACTGAGCTAGAAAAGAAATATAATATTTTTGATAGTTATTTAGAAAGAAATGTAAAAAATAAATATAATGTTCAAAGAGCAAGGCTAAAAGGAATAGATAGAAAAGCAATATTAGACACATTGAAAAACATGGATAAAGTTTATAAAGATTTTCCTCAAATTAAGAATACTATAAAAGAAATAAATGTAATAGAGCATCCAAATGGAGGGTTAAACATTACTCCAGATATAGAAGATAATAAATACATAATGGAAATAAATAAAAAATTTTATGGAAATGTAAATATATTAAAAGAACAATACAAAGAAGATGTAAGAAGAGGCTTTCATCCCAAAAATACAAAATATGAAGATATAGGAAATCATGAATTAGGGCATTGCGTTACATACGAAATAATTAAAAACAGTTATACAGATATTAATTTAATAATAAATGACTGGAATAATGATATAACAGCAAAGAAAATCGTAACAAAAGCATTTAACAATTTAGGAATTAATGATAAAATAACACAAAACATATTAAGAAATAATATTTCTAAATATGCAACAAGTAAATGGAGTGAAACAATAGGAGAAGCATTTTCAGACTTTTACAGAAATGGTAAAAGTGCAAGTGTCTTAAGTAAAGAAATAGTAAAGACAATGAAAGGGATGGTATAAATGATATTAAATCCTAGATGGTTAGATTGGTTATCAGATGAAGAAGATGAAAATGGAAACAGGACAAAACTAAAAGAGAATACACCTGAAGATATACGAGAAGAATATGAAGAGTTACTAAAAGAAGAACAAGAAAGCATAAGAAAAAATAAATTAAATAAAACTATATTTTAGCACTTACTAGCAAGTAGGTGCTTTTATTATGGAAAGAAGGTGGAAAAATGAACGATAGAGCAAAATATTTAGCAGTAGATGAAGAAAAAAATAATAGAATACAACATATAAGAGAATGCTTCTCAATTATCTATGATGAAATAGATTTAAAGTGTAAGTCAAGTAGAGAAACATCATTAGCATTAACAAAATTAGAAGAAGCACAATTTTGGGCTATAAAAGGAGTAACAAGGGAGGAAAAATAATATGTGGTTATTAGTTTTAATATTAAGCATAAAATTACAAATGCCAACTTGGTATTGGATTATATTTACGGTAATTACAATATTTAGACCAGTTATGTGGGTATTTAAATATAATTTTGCAGAAGGATATATGAAAGCAAAGAATAAAGATAATAAATAAGTTATTAATATTTTAAAATTATAAATCAAGAGCTAGACGTAGCTCTTATTTTTATGCCTTTTTACTGGTTGCAGGCTATAAAGAACAACAGAATACAAATTCGCAATGGCTGGGGCTTTAGGCAATGGCTGGGGCAAAAGGAGTAGGAAATGGAAGGACAAGATAATAATCCAAACAATGCTAATACTGGGGCAAATAATGAACCAGCGGGAGCAAATAATCAGAATGCAGGAACAAATAATAATCCTGTAACATTTGATGATTTCTTAAAGGATGGAAAGAATCAAGCAGAATTTGACAGAAGAGTTCAAAAGGCTATTCAAACAGCACAGGAAGGTTGGAAAGCTAAAAATGATGCTGAAAAATCAGAAGCAGAAAGACTAGCACAAATGAACGAAACTGAAAAATTACAATATCAATTGCAAAAACAACAAAAAGATTATGAGGCAATGCAAAAAAAATTAAATGCCAGAGATTTAAAAGATGAAGCTTTAAAAATAGCAACAACACAAGACACAGCATTTGACCCAGAGTTCTTAAATCTTTTTGATTATGAAAGTATGACAGCAGAGCAGTTACAAGAAAAAACAAAACTTATAAAGTCAATTCAAGACAGAATTGTAGAAAAAGCAGTAAATGAGTGGTCAAAAGAGAAACCACCATATAACCCAAACCCATCTAGCAACAAACCAAGTGCTGATGAAGCAATAAGAAGGGCAATGGGACTAAAATAAGAAAGGAAGAATGAAGAATGAATAATATCGAATTATCAACAATTTATTTACCTAAACTAGATGAGGTATATAAAAACGAAGCAAAAACATCTATATTAGATGGAGATGAAACAACAGTACAAAAAGGATTAAATGGAGAAATAAAAGTAGCTAAACTAGACATGGATGGTTTAGGAGATTTCTCAAGAAATGATGGATACACAAAAGGTTCAACAAAATTTGTATGGGAAACAGTAAAATATGACAAAGAAAGAAGCCAAGACTTAAGAATTGATAGACTAGACAACCAAGAAGCATTAGGATTACCTTTTGCAAGATTATCTGGAGAATTTGTAAGAACAAAAGTAGTTCCAGAAACTGATGCTGCAAGAATTGCAAAAATAGCAGGAGTAGCAGGAATTTCAACAAAGAAAGAAACTATTTCTGACGGTGCAGGAGTTGTAACAGCATTAAGAGCATGTATAAATAAAATGGATGAAGATGAAGTTTCGACAGAAAACAGAATCTTATTCATAACACCAACATTAAAAGGAATGATAGATGATTTAGACACAACTAAATCTAAAAAAGTATTAGAAAGATTTGCTACAATAATTGAAGTTCCACAAACAAGAATGTATACAGCAGTAACATTAAACAATGGAAAAGAAAATTATGGATACCAAAAAGCAAAAGATTCATATATTAAGTCAACAGATACAGCTGTAGTATCAGGTAAAAATTATTATACAGAATCTTCTGGAACATATTCAAAAGTAAGTTCTCCATCAGGAAATCCTTCAACATCAGATTATTATGAATTTGTAGAAGGTGGAAAAGATATAAACTTCTTATGTGTTGAAAAATCTGCTGCAGTAACAGCTATGGATCAATACATAAAATACTTTACACCAGATGAAGACCAAAATGGAGATGACAACGTATTTAAATATAGAAACAACAACTTATATGGGCATGTATATGAAAACAAATTAGCAGGTGTATACTGCTCATATGAAGGTTAGGAGGTAAACAAATGTCAACATTTATAGGACTAAAAATAAACAAAGTAGAAAAAGAAGCTAAACCAAAAGCTGAGAAGAAAGAAACAAAAGAAGCTAAACCAAAAGCTGAGAAGAAAGAAACAAAAGAAGCTAAACCAAAAGCTGAAAAAGAATAATTAGGGAGGCAATAGAAATGGCAGAAACCAATAGTATAGATAAGATAATAGATGATTTAGGAACTAACTATAAAGATGATGAAGAAGTCTTAAATGAAATATTAGAGGAAGTAAGTTCTATTGCCTCTGATATTTCTAATAGACCAGCAAATGATGTTAAACTATTTCCATACATAAAAAAAGCTACAAAAGCTATCTACTTGACTAGAGGAGCAGAAGGCTTAACAAGTCGTGGAGAAGGTTCCATTTCAAGTTCATTTGAAGATACTATAGAAAAGTTAAGAAATGACATTATAAAATCTGGATTAAGGAGGATTAAGTAGTGCTATTACGAGATTTAACTAAAGTATATATATCAGAATATGAAGAAATAGAAGACCACGGAGAACCTGATAAAGTATGGAAGTATAAAGGACAAGCTTGGCTAAATATGCAACAAGACGTAAATGAGTTAGATAAAAAGTCAACAGGGGAAGTAGATTATAGTATTTATAAAGGTAGAAGTACAAGGAATTATAATATACAAAAAGGCGATGGAATATCATTTAAAAATATCTCAAACTCAAAGAAGTTTATTCCTGAATACCGTGTACTAGATAAAAATGAAATAGGTAGCACGTATGTTTATAGAATGGAGAAAGTACAATGATAAACTTTGGCTGTAAAATAAAAGTAAAGCATAATTTTAAGAATATAGATAATATAATGAGGAAGCTACCTCAAATAGCAAAAGAATCTACAGAAGATATATTAAAGAACATAAGAGGATATGCAGTAAGATTAGAAAAGGGTCATAAAGATGAGGGCATATTAGTAGAAATGATTGATATGTCGACTAAAAAAGTAAAAGGAAGGGTTTATGCGGACCCTTCTAAATTTATGACTGAAAATGGACAATCTTATTTGTGGTTTGAATATTTTGGAACAGGACAATACGCAGAACAAGAGCACATAGGAAAAACAAAGCACTTTATTGAAAGTGGTTATACAGAATGGTTTATTCCTGTAAACAAAGTAGGAAGAACATTAAATTATCCTATTGTGACAATAGGCGATGGACAGTTTTATGTAGCAGTAGGAAGTAAGGCTAATCATTTTATGTCAGATGCAGAATTTAAAAGTAGAAACGAAAACGCAGAAATAGCAAAGAAAAAGTTAAAAGAAATGTTGGAGGAGTGTTGTAAATGAAAGATTTAAGTATAAAAGAATTTAGCGACCTTATATATGAAAAGCTAGAAGCTTTAAAATATAAACAAATATTAACGAATCCAATAACAACAAGCAAGTTTCCGTGTTTAGAGTTACATACACCTTTAAAGTCTGTAAGCAAGACAGAAAGAGCATTTCCAATACTTTCTATGTTTCAAATATCAATAACTTGTTGGAACGAAAAGCAACGTCAAGCAATGCAAATGACAGATGAAGTTGATATAAAACTTCAAGAATATAATTTTACAAGGATAAGTACCAGTCCTGCAATATATGATCAAATATTGCAAAAATACGGTATAACAATAATATTTGAAGTTCGTTATAACTCTATAACGGACTCTTTTAATTTTATAAGATAATAAGGAGGAATTTTAAATGCCAGAACCAAAAGCAAGTACATTAACAAAACTATTTCATGCTGATACATTAGTAGATCTAAAAGATTCAACTAAAAGAAAACAAGTAGCTTTCGTACAAAGCATACCAGAATTTTTAAAAGCACCAGAGGGAATAACATATAGTGCTTTAGACATACCAGACGAAAGACAAACAGAAGGCAGACAAAAAGCAGAAAACTTAGAAATAGAAATATTATTTAAAGAAGATCAATACGATGAATTAAAAGCAGTAGAAACAGCAAAAACAAACGGATATTGGGCAATTCAATTGCCAGAAGAAACAGCATCAACAGAAGGGAAACCATTAACATGGTACTTTACAGGAACATGTTATGTAGGAATGAGTGAAATTGCAATAGACGATATGTTAAAATCAAAACTAACAATTTATAGAAGCTCTGCAATAACAGAAAATAAAGGGTTTCCCACAGACTAGTTCTGCGAAGTTAAGTGCTAGGAGCAGAACAATAAAAAAGACTAGCACAACAGAAGAAAATATTGAGAAGGCAGAATAAGCCTTCTCTCTTTTGCAAAGGAGAGAAAAATAAATGATAATAGAAACAAAAAATAAAATAATTAATTTAGTGCTAAAAACAAGAAAAATAGTAGAAATAGCTAATCTACTAAAAAACAAAAATTTTGAAGAGGCATTTACAAAAGCTTATGCTATATGCGATATAGAAGCTTTGGCTAAAATTATATTAAAATTAGCAGAAACAGAAGATGAGAAAAGTGCATTTAATTCAATAGATGAAGTATATGATTTTATAGACGATTGCAGAAAAGAAGGAATAGTTGTAAATGATTTATATTTAAAAATTGCGGAGGCTTTGAATGAAGAGGGTTTTTTCAAAAAGAAAATGACAAAGCAAGAACTAAAAGAGTTGATATCAAATCCTTTATCAACAATGAATATGAACGAATTAGTTCAAAAATCAGCAGAGAATGCAATGAGCAAAATAGCAGAAGAACAATTTCAAGGTTTCAGGGGCTAAATGATATAATTTTAAAGATAAAAAATGCTAATAACTTAATTGAATTGATTTATGCAACAGAGCCTTTGGCATATTACTTTAATATAAAGCCATTTGAATTTTGGAATAGCAGGTATTCAGAAATTAATATTTATTGTCAAACTCATTTAACTAAAAATATTGATGATCTAAAATGTGAAATTAATTTACAAGAAGCCGTAACAAATAAATTGATAAGAGCAGATAGTTTATCCGGAAATCCAAAAATAATTCCTATTCGAGATAATTATAAGAATTTATTTAAAGATGAAGAAAAAGAATATGTTCAGTCACCAGAAGAAATAGCAAAAAAGATGAGGCTTCTTATGATAACGGAAAAGAAATAAAAAGTATTGCAATATTTGTAAAAAAATGGTATTATTATTAGGGTGAGATTATATGGATGAAAAAATTTTATTAAGTGAAAAACCTGCATGGATAGTAATTGTGCCACATTTAATAGCAATGTGTTTTATTGTAGGGATTTTTACAATTTGGAAACCTTTAATAGCAATTTTAACGACAAGACTAACTATAACTAATAGAAGAGTAGAGGGCAAGACAGGACTTATAAAGACAGAGAGAATGGACAGTAGAATAGAACAAATCACTTCTGTTAAAGTAACACAAGGATTAATAGGAAAAATATTTAATTATGGGACTATAAGTATTAACACTGCAGGAGGAAATTATAATTTTAACTACATGTCAAATCCAGAGAAAATAAGAAAAGCTATAAATAATTCTATGGATAATTATGTTAATGTAAAATAACAAAAGTAAAGCACTTGCAGATGCAGGTGTTTTTTATTTGGCATCAGATTAAATCTGGTGCTTTTTATTATGCCTAAAAAAGAAAGAGGGTGAAAATATGACAGTAGAAGAAATTGAGATAATTGTAACAGCACAAGTAGAAGAGGCTTTAAAAGAGTTTCGAAAGTTTTTACCAGCCATAAAACAAACAATAAAGCAAGCACAAGAGGCTTTTTCAAAAGTAGATACTAGAGCAATGACAAGTAAACTGCAACAAGCAGTTAATTTAGCCAAAAAGAAAATGCAAAGTTTAAGGAAAAGTTCAGAAAACAATGAAATAGCGATAAAAGTAAATAATAAAGAAGCAGAAAAACAAATATCTCAATTAGAAAAAGAGATAGATAGTCTACAAAAGAAGATAACTGGTCGACAAATGAGGTTAGACATAATAAATCCACAAATGGATAAGATAGTAAATGATACGAGAAATCAAATAGTGCCAGATGGAATATCAAAAAATGATAAATCAATGGACACTGTTGTAAATAATGCATTGGCTTCAAATAAAGACTTTACCTCGTTAGATAGTCAAGCTCAAAAGTTGTATACAGAAATAGAAATGTATAACAAAAAATTAACTGAAGCTAAAAGCAAAATGTCACAATTAAAACAAGAAATAAATCAAACAGCAACTAGTCAATTTTCCTTGACTAGTTTTTTTAGTGGATTTAAACAAAAAATAGATCAAGTAAAGCCAAGCATATCAAATATGAAAAACAGTTTTAAAGGTTTACCTAAAATCACTCAAAATATAACTAATAATATAAAAGGAATGGGAACAGGTTTAAAAAACGGATTAGGACATGTTTTAAAATATGCAATGGCATTATTTTCATTAAGAGGAATTTATTCAATATTAAGTGGGTGTGCAAATGCATGGCTATCTAGCCAAAATGCAGGAGCAAAGCAATTAAGTGCAAACATAAATTATATGAAATATGCTATGGGTAGTGCACTAGCACCAGTAATTCAATTTGTTACTAATCTAGTATATCAATTAATGAAAGCTATTCAAAGCGTTGCTTATGCATTAACAGGAGTAAATATATTTGCAAAAGCAAGTGCTAATTCGTATGCCAGTATGGCAGGGAGCGCAAAAAAAGCAAAACAAGAAACGAAAGCATTAGCAGGTGTCCATAGTGAAATAAATAATATTTCAGACAAAGATAATTCGGATGGTGGAAGTGGAGGAACAACAGCACCTAGTTTTGATTTATCAAAAATGGATAATCAAATGATGGGATGGGTTGATAAGGTAAAAAAGAATCTCTTACCATTATTTGAACCTATACAAAAATCATGGAGTCAATATGGTAAACCATTACTGAAAAGTATGGAATATGCATTTAACAGCAATATAACACTAATAAAAACAATAGGAAAAAGTTTTAAAGAAGTATGGCTAAATGGAACGGGTGAAAAAACTTTAGGTATATATTTTCAGGCGTTGACATCCATATTTAATATTATAGGAAATATAAATACTGCATTTGCAAATGCATGGCAAAACAATGGCGGAACCGAAATAATACAACAATTATGGAATGGGTTTAATAATTTAATTTCAATTGTTCAAGATTTTTATAAAACAATAGAAGAGTGGACTTCAAGCGAAAATTTTCAAGAGTTTGCAAATTCAATAATTGGAATATGTGAAACACTATCAGGATGGTTTGAATTAGTAACACAAAAATTAAAGGAAATATGGGACAATGGAGGAAGGGAAACTTTTTCTAAATTATTAGGATGCATTTCTAAACTAGTTACGGCCATAAGTTCGATAATATCTTTTTTATCTCCGGTAATAGAATTTGTATTAAATATAGTTACTCCAGTAGTAACAGAAATAATCAATGTTATTGGTTATGTTATAGATGCACTATCTGGTTTATTAGATTTTATAATAGGAGTATTTACTGGAGATTGGGAAAGAGCATGGAATGGAATTAAAGAATTTTTTATAGGTATATGGAATGCCTTAAAAACTGTAGTAGTAACAATATTTAATATTATTAAAGATATTATAGTGTCTGTATTAAATGTAATAAAAAATATCTGGAATACTGTATGGAGCTGGATAAAACAGTTAGCAAACACAATATGGAATGGAATAAAGACAATAATATCAAATGTAATAAATGGAATAAAGAATACCATTTCAAATGTACTTAATGGAATAAAAAACATATGGAATAATGTTTGGAATGGGTTAAAAACTACAGTAACAAATATATTTAATGGAATATGGAACACAATAAAAAGAATTATAAACTCTATTTTAGGTGGAATTGAAGGTATGGCAAACGGTGTTGTAAGAGGAATAAATAAGGTAATATCGGCAATGAATAATTTAAGTTTCGACATTCCAGACTGGGTTCCAGGAATGGGAGGAAAAAAATTTGGATTTAATATCGGCTATATGAGTGAAGTATCATTACCAAGATTAGCAAAGGGAAATGTTGCTTACGATAAAACACTAGCAGTTTTCGGAGAATATGCAGGAGCAAGCAATAACCCAGAGATAACAACACCACAAAATATAATGAGAGAAACATTTGAAGATGTTTTATCAAACTATAATAATGAAAATAGCGATAGACCTATAAATCTTACAGTAAATGTAGGAAGTACAAAACTAGGACAAATATTATTAGACAATTTAAGAGACATGAAAAGACAATCAGGAAAAGATATAGAAGCATTAGTAGGAGGATAAAATTATGTTATGGAGAGAACATGGAAAAACAGAAAATTTACCGACACCAAGTACATATTCAGCAGACATAGAAGACACAGATAAAGACAGTTATTCTTCTGCTGTTGATGGTTCTTTAATAGACAATCCCATTGCAGTAGGACTTTTAAAGCTTTCTATGAGTTGGGATTTTAACACAGAAGAAGAAGCAGAACAACTTATACAGAAGACATATAAAAATCCATTTATGTTGGATGTTAAAGTTCCAGTAGTAGATGGAGGCTTTTTAGAAAATGCAAAATTTAGGGTATCAAAAAGAAAAGTCGAAATGATAAGTACAGAAAAAGAAACGAGTACTTCCAAAACAAAATGGAAGTGCTCTTTTAATTTAATGCAAAAAGAATTAACAGGAGCACAAAAAACAGCAGTAGAGGGGGCAAATAGTTAATGTATAGTACAAGTAATAACTATAAGTCTAAAGTATACAATGTGACTCATTTATTAAAAGTATATATAAATGATGAAGAAATAAATTCTAAATATGTATTAGACTGTAAACCTTCAAGAAAAGCATTCTCAAGTGATGAGTTTGCCTTGGGATGTGTAGAAGCACAAAGCATAGAACTAAAATTATATAAATCAGTAGTACCATCAACTATAAATAAAATAGAAATAAAAAGTGGAATAACAGGCGAAATAGTACCAATCGGAATATTTAACGTAGATGAAATAAGTAAAGATGATGATTATACGGTAACATTAAAACTACGTGATAATATGATTAAATTTGAATTTAATTATAATGGAAAAATGCTAATAGATAACAACAATGGAAAAGCAAAAATAGTACAAGTACTACAAGACTTGTGTACGAAAGCAGGAGTAGAACTTCGGTTCTACTTCTTTTTTAAATATGAATAAGGAAATAGCAGTGTACGACAATACAGTATCAGCAAGAACTTATTTAAGCTATATAGCAGAACAAGCTGGTGGAATAGCAGTAATAGGTAGAGATGGAAAACTATATATAAAAACAATTGGAGAAAGTTCGGCTACATTGCCATTAAAGTTATTCAAAACCTTCAAATGGGGAGAAAAATTTAAAATAACACGTGTAAGGTATGATGATGGGACACAACTATTTGAAAAAGGAGATACAACAGGCAATACAGTTTATATCAGCCAAGACAATATGTACATAGTTGATCAAGAGCAAATTGATAATATTTACAATGCTTTAAAAGATTTAGAATTTTACAGCTTCGAGGGCGAAAGCATAATAGACCCAGCACTGGATACAGGAGATATTGTTGTTATAGATGGCAAAAATGTAATATATCAAGGTTCAATGCAATTTTCAGGACGTTGGATTGCAAATATTGAAAGCAAAATACAATGTAAAGCAAAAGAAGAAACTACCAGAAGAATACCTTCACAAAAAACTATAAACAGAAGAGTAGAATCAAATATTAATCAAATAGATGGAAAGATAACAAGATTAACCGAAGAAACAACAGAAAATTCTCAAAAGATAACCAAAACAGAGCAAGACGTAAATGGATTAACTACAAAAGTATCATCACTTGAAAAAACAACAGTAAATAAAGTACAAGTTCAATATGCCTTAGGAGATACTTTAACTACTCCACCGACAGCTGGATGGAGTGAAACTGCCCCAGAATGGCAAGCAGGAAAATATATGTGGCAAAAGACTGTTACAACATATTCTGATGGAACAACAAAAGAATCAAAAGCGACTTGCATACAAGGAGCAAAAGGGGAAACAGGAGCTAGTGGAACTGATGGCAAAGATGGAACAAATGGTAAAGACGGTAAAGATGGAGTAGATGGAAAAGACGGAGAAAAAGGTGATACAGGTGCAACAGGCAAAGGAATTAAATCAATACAAGACCAATATTACTTATCTACTAGCAACACAACTCAAACTGGTGGAGCTTGGAAGAATACGCAAGACGCGTGGGAATCTGGAAAGTATATTTGGACAAGGTCTCATATAACTTGGTCAGACGACACAACAACAGACACTACGCCGATTCTAGCAAAGAGTTTAAACACAGCAAATGAGAACGCTGTTCTTGCACAAGAAAAAACGGCGGAGCAAAAAATAGAGATTGATTCAATTAAGCAAACTGTGAGTCAAACACAAACAACAGTTGCTAATAACTATACCGAAATCAAGCAGAAATTTGGCGATTATGCACCTAAAAGTGATGTAATTACGTTACAAAATAGTGTCGAAAGAATCCAAACAGACACATATACAAAGACAGAAATAAACACTAAATTAACGGACGGAAGTGTAACAAAAGTTACAACAACGTGCGGAACTTTCGATGAGAACGGATTAACAATAGAAAAAACAAATGCAAAGACAAAAGGAAATTTTAACGAAAAAGGAATGAAAGTCGTTGACGCAACAGGCTCTAGTGAAGAAATACTTTTATTCGCTGGTTACGATGAAGAAACAGACGAAACTATTGTTAAAAGCAAGAATATGACAGTAGAAAAATACTTGACAATAGGGGCAAACTGTAGATTTGAAGACTATGTAAATCCCGTCTTAGGTGGAAAAGGAACAGGGGCATTTACTCTATAGAAAGGAGAAAAAAATGGCAAGAATAAATGGTAGCGTATCGCAGAGGTCAGATAGTTATTCGTTTTTTATAGACTGGTCAGAAAGCATGAACTCAAATTATACAAGTACTAACCAAACAACAGTAAGTGCTACAGCATATATATATTGTTCAAAACATACAGCGCATGCTAGTGGATTATCTCAAAAATTAGTAATAGATGGAACAGAATTTACAGCAACAAAATCAGTAAATTTAAGTTCAGGAGTAACAGTAGCATTAGTTAGTGGCTCGAAAACAATAACGCACGACGCAGACGGAAGAAAGTCCATTACTATAAGTGCTGATTGTGATTTGCCTGATGGTAATGGTTGGGGTCCTGCTTGGGGTAGTGCTAGTGGCACGGCAGAGCTAACAACAATCCCAAGAGCAAGTTCAATATCAGCAACAGACGCAAGCATAGGAAGTTCTTCAATCATTATTATAAACAGGGCGAGTTCAGGATTTACTCACACAGTTACATATAGTTTCAGTGGTTTAAGTGGAACAATAGCAACAAAAACAGGTAGTACAAGCTTAGGCTGGACAGTACCAGCAAGCTTTTATCAGAAAATTCCAAACAGTCAAACAGGAACAGTAACAATAACTTGCGATACATATTCAGGAGACACAAAAATAGGAACAAAAACAACAACAATGACAATAAGTGTTCCAGAAAGTTCGCACCCTGTAATTGATAGTGCAACAGCAATAGATACAAATGCAACAACAGTAGCATTAACAGGAAGTAATAAAAGATTAGTAAATTATAAATCAACAGTAAAACTAAGTGTAACAGGTAGATGTTTAAATTACGCAGGTTTTAGTAAATTAAGAGAAAGAAATATATATGATATACCTGCTACAAAAACAACAAGTGGTGCTACAACAACTGTAACAGGCACAAAGACTTATGAAAATAATACATTAGAACAATTTAAGATTTGCTTGGTAGATACAAGAGATAAAATGAGTGATTATAAAATTTTAAATCAAGCAAATGGAGATTTTACAGTAGTACCATATATTCCCTTAACAATAAATGCAGAGTTTAGAAGAACAACTCCAACACGGCGGAGGAGTAAGCTTAAGCTTTTCAGGAAATTTCTACAATGGCTATTTTGATACAGCTAAAACTAAATTTAATACACTAGGAATTAAATGGAGATATAGAGAAGCAGGCTCTTCAACTTGGTCAGCTTGGACAAGTTTAGTTTTAAATACTGGTTTTAAATATGGTACAGGAAACACATATTTTAGTGGCAACGGTACATCTTTACAAGAAATTTCACTTGGAACTGGATTTAACTACAAAAAGAACTATATTTTTGAATTATGTTATAACGATAAATTATCAAGTGTAACTTATTCTCAAACTGTCAAAGAAGGAGAACCTTGTTTTGATTACGGAAAAGATAAAAATGGAAACAATTATTTAAATGTAAATGGAGATATTTATAAAAACAATAAAAATATATTTAGTTTAATTTACCCTGTCGGTTCAATATATCTAAGTGTAAAAAGTACAAATCCAAGTTCTTTATTTGGAGGAACATGGGTTGCTTGGGGTACAGGAAGAGTACCAGTAGGAATAGATACATCTCAAACAGAATTTGCCTCAGTTGAAAAAACTGGTGGAGTTAAAACTCATACGTTAACTGTAGACCAAATACCATCTCATAAACATGTTTTAAGAGGTAGAGATAGTACTGGTAGTATAAATGGTTATGGATTAATAGCTAATGAAACTGTTATTAAAGCTACAAGTGGACCTTGTAAAGATGTTAAAAGTGCTATGGATAATACTGGTGGAGGAAAAGCTCACAACAACTTACAACCATATATCACATGTTATATGTGGAAGCGTACGGCATAGGAGGTGAGAAGAGTTGAAAGTGATAGAAATAGTTTTAACAACAGCAGGCTTCCTAAATGCAATATCAGTAATAATAAATTGCGTAATAAATGCTAAAAAGCCAGCCGAGAAAGCAATACAAAAGAAATTAAGTGAAATATTAGAGCCACTTGATAATAAAATGGATGACACGAATAAATACATTAAAAAGATAGATAAAAACGAATGCATGAATTTTCTAGTAAACTTTTTAGCAGATGTAGAAAATGGCATTGAAAAAGACGATGTGCAAACAAAAAGAGCTTGTGAAGTGTATGACCACTATGTAAAAGACCTACAAGGAAATAGTTACATACATGACAAGTGGACAAGAGTAATGATAGAGGGAGGTAAAATATAATGAAAAACAAGAAACTAATAATAACAGCAGTTGTAACAATTGTATTAGCATTAGCAGGAGTATTCTTTGGTATAGAATACACACAAGATGACGTAGACAAAATCAGCGAAGGAGTAGAAACAGTAGTAAGTATAATAGAAGAAAATCAGTCTACAAAAGAAATACCAGAAGCGTACATAGAAGATGAAAAAACATTAGAAGAACAAGAGACAGAAAGTGAAGCTTTTGAACTACAAGGAGAGATAGCTTACAATGGCTCTAGTGAATTGCCAAGCGTAAGCCTAGGACAATATACAGGGCTTACATATTATTCTCAAATAGATAGTAGATGGAAGAATAAGCTATATACAAGCACAGGAAATTCAAGTCAAACAATGGGGTCAAGTGCATGTGGACCAACTTGTAGTGCAATGGTAGTTAGTTCAATAAAAGGAACAATATTACCAACCGAAATGGCAGATTTATATGTGCAATATGGATTTAGAAGTGCTAACAACGGAACATATTGGAGTGCATTTAGATGGACAGCAGATGTGTTTGATATAGGCTATAAAGAAGTGCAAAGATTAAATGATGTGTGTGACTTGCTAGAAGAAAACTATATGGTAATATCAGCTTGTGGAAACGGTCTATTTACAACAGGAGGACACTTCATATTAATATATGGCTATGAAGATACTAACGAAAATGGACAATGTGATAGTGGAGATAGATTAAAGATATATGACCCATACTTGTATTCAGGTAAATTCAACTTATCTACAAGACGTGGTAAGGCAACAGTTGAAGGAAATACAGTATATGTAGAAAAGGAAACATTTAGAGCTTATGCAAATTATAGCGGATTCTTTGCATTCAAAAACGATAGAACAGATACAAAAGAAGATAACGCAAACGTAGTAACAGCAACTTACAATAGATATGTAAAAGTAAATACTTCATTGAATGTACGTTCTGGACCAGGGACAAGCTATAATGTTGTAGGCAGAAAATATAACGGAGATAAAGTAACAGTTTACAAAGAAAGTTCAAAGTGGAGTAACATTGGAACAAATGAGTGGGTATCTAGTGATTATTTAACAGATAGTAACGTACAGCCTATAAGTAATACAGTAGGGCAATATAAAAAATTAAAGTCAACAACTACATTATACTCTAATTCGAATTTAACAGGTACAAGATATACATATTTAAAGAATACGAAAATTAAGATATTACAAAATGTATCAAGCACAGTAGATAGAATATATGTGCCAGCAACTGGTAGATATGCTTATGTAGATAATTCAGCATTTAGAACGATAACAGTATCAGGAGTAAATTTAACAGGGCAATACAAAAGATTTAAAAGCAATACAATAATATATTCTAATTCTAACTTAACTGGAACAAGATATTATTATTTACCAAATACACGAGTGAAAATATTAAAGGATTTAGGAAATATTAATTATATTTATGTAAAAGCAACAAATAGATATGGCTATGTTTCAGAAAATGTTTATAGATAAAAAATAAGCAAAAACACCCAAAAATCAAGGTATATAAGTATATTCTTTAAAAATAAAAAAGGCTTAAAAACGATTTTAAAAGGTCGATTTTTGGCTTGATTTTAGGGAAAACCTTCTTCCAAAATTCGACATTTCGTGTCGAATGATTTTTCTTGACAAAATGTAATAAAATGGTATAATATTATCTTGCAAATAAAAATGTTTGATATTATGTAAATTTTGTGTTATAATATAAGGAGAAAAATATGGAAGAAAGAAATGTTTATTATACAAATAGTATTGAAATTGAAACAACAGCTTTTGACGTAAAATTAAAAATTAATTATAATACTTCAGAAGAAGGAAAGATACAAAGTAAAAGATTATGCGAAATTACTATGAGTCCTCAACATGCAAAGGCTTTTTCAAACATTTTGAAAAATGTTATGAATGATTATGAAGAAAATTTTGGAAAAATAAATTTAGAGGGTATAAAAGATGGACAAAACGAGTAATATTGTATTTGAAACAACAGATATTTTTAACAAAACCATTTTTTTGTATGGGGAAGACTTAAAACATATAGAAGATAATCATCCTGAACTTAAAGGCGAAACAGAGGCGATAAGAAAAACGATTAATGCACCAGAAGTTGTTTATGAAAGTAAAAACATTCCTAATAGAAGTATATTTTTCAAAAAAGGTGTGCATTCTAAGTTTAGTAACCTATATACTAAAACTGTCGTAGAATATACAGATGATAAAATTGGAAATGTAACGACAGCTTTTGTATGCAGAGATATACAAGGTGTTAATGGGGAGGGATTACAATATGTCGACATTAACAATAAACTATGATAAGAAAAATGATATCTTGTATGTAAGTATTGGAGAGCCAATTGCTTCTATTAGTGAAGAAATATCTGATGGCGTATATTTAAGAAGGAGCATTGAAACAGATGAGATATCTGGGGTAACTATTTTAGATTACAAATATAAAATAGATAATAAAATAAATATTGATTTACCTAAAGAAATTGACTTATCTTTGGTTAAAATTTAGAAGACTAGTAAATCTAGTCTTTTGTTTTGTTGCCAAGTTTCGACACATTTTTCAAAAGTGATATGCTATAATAATAAAGTATTTATAAATACATCATGGGGGGCTGTAGGAAAAAACAGCAAAGACTAGCTGAGAGAGGCTAGTCTTTATTCATTTTAATATTAATCAGCAAATCAATAACTTGTGAAACTTCTAAGACTTCCTTAGAACCAATTCCATATATATCTATTCTACGATACATTTCTTCTTTTAAAATGTCTAATTCATTTAAAGAATAAAACAAATCTTTTATATCAACTTCTAATACTTCTGCAATTTTCTGCAGTATAAACAGTGTAGGGTTAAATCTTCTGTTACTTTCTAAATCATAAAGATAAGCTCGTGAGATACCAGTCATATCGCTTAATTTTCTTAAACTTATTTTTTTACTTTTTCTTATATTCCTAATATTAAAAACTATCAT